CAAGTTCACTGAAGGCTTGGTGTATTCCCTTATCCATGCTGCAAGCATGGGTGTGCCAGTTAATAACGCCATCCGTGTACAAGGCAATCAGATTGCTAGACAGCGACAGGCTGCCATTGAAATGTGGGGCAAGGTTGGAACTGACTGGGCACTGTGGGTTGACTCTGACATTGTGTTGACCAAGGAGATGCTCAAGACCCTATGGGATACGGCTGACAAACATGTTCGCCCTGTGGTTAGCGGTGTCTACTTCATCAGCAAGAACATGGAAGGCTCGTTGATGCAGCCTATGCCATGTATCTTCAACGAAACTGGCAACGAGTACGAGATTACCTACCTTCACCCACTGCCTAAGAATCAGGTGGTCAAGGTTGACAACGCAGGCATGGGTTTAGTGCTGATGCACAAGAGCGTGTTGCAAAGTTTAAACGAGAAGTTTCCAGATGACTTTTGGTTTGGTGAGAACAACGAGCGTGGCGAGAAGTTTATCGGTGAGGACATTGCCTTCTTCCGTAAGGTCAAGGCTGCGGGTATACCCGTACATGCCCACACTGGTGTCATTGCCAAGCACATGAAACGATTTTCATTTGATGATGCCTACTACAACCTGTTTTGGGCAGCAGTAGAGCATGCTGAAAGGAGAGAGCGTGAGTCTGCAAAAGAGCAACAAGCGTAGAGGCGCAGCGTGGGAGATTGACCTGACCGATTGGTTTATGGAGCAAGGTTTAAACGCACAACGCTTACCTCGTGCAGGTCGCAATGATGTTGGCGATGTGTTTGTTCCAGGAGTTAACGGTGCCTATGTTGTTGAAGCCAAGGCTCCACGCCGTGATGGTCGCATTGACTTATCGGGTTGGATTCGTGAGGCAGAGATTGAGGCAGAAAACTACCGAGTTGCTAAACGACTAGCCGTTGCACCTACCCCACTGGTGATTATCAAGGCGAGCAACAAGGGAGTTGGTGAAGCGTATGTCGTTCAGAAACTCAGTGATGTCCTCGCCAACCTCTAAGCATGACATTGTTAAAGTATTAGAACACTACGGATTTGTAATCTCCACTAATCGTGGTGGGTGGCAATCAGTGCGTTGCGCCTTCCACAATGACCATGTAAAGTCTGCTCGTTTAAACATAGACAACGGTGGCTTTAGATGTTTTGCTTGCGACATGGCAGGCGATGTGTATTCACTCATTATGAAACGAGAAGGAGTTACCTATGGCGAGGCTCTCAAAATCGCAGAGAGAATTACTGGCGAAAGCAACGGAGAATTACGAAGGAAGCCTAGGAGAAGCGCTACCGTATCTAGCGAATCGCGGTATAACAGAGGCAACAGCGCGTATGTTCCGCCTCGGCTTCGTGGCGAATCCTGAAGCGGGGCATGAACCTTACCTTGGTAAGTTGGCTATCCCTTACCTCACTCCATCGGGTGTGATTGACATTCGTTTCCGTAGTTTAAACAATGACAGTGGACCGAAGTATCTATCAAGACCAGGAGCCAGCACCCACATTTACAATGTTCAGGCGCTTAATAATGATACAGATTTCCTTGTAATTTGCGAGGGTGAACTAGACACCATCATCGCCACACAGGTTGGTTTCACTGCGGTGGGATTACCTGGTGCTAACAACTGGAAACCGTTTTACTCCCGTGTCCTTGCTGACTGGGAAAAGATTATGTTGTTCTGCGATGGTGATAACGCAGGCAAAGAGATGGCTAAGACAATCACCCGTGAATTGGACAATGTATTCCCCGTGTTCATGCCCGATAACCAAGATGTAAACGATGTGTTCCTTGCCGAAGGAGCAGAGGGATTACGCAAACGAGTAGGTGTTTAAACTTGGCAAAGAACTCCTCATTTGATTTGGACTTTGGCTATGGTCGTAAGGGTGAACAACTTGTTGAGGAGTTGTTAACTCAAGGCAAGAAAGTTGAAGTCAAGCGTGACCGCAAGTGGTGGGTCACTAATAATCTTTATGTTGAAGTTGAATGTTGGTACATGAAGTCGCAGTCATGGGAGCCATCAGGTGTGATGGTAACTGAGGCTGACTACTGGGCATTTGTGTTAGAGCAGGGCGTACTTATGGTGCCCACCTCACATGTGTTGTATGCAGTTAAAGAGTTTGGTCGTGAGATTACCTGCGAGATTCCACCGAATAAGAGCAAGGGTTATCTCATAACCGTAGATGATTTACTTATGGCGATGCGTAAGTTAAAGAACGAGAAAGCAGAACAAAAAGATGGATAGCCAAGACAAAGTTTGGGAAACTATTTACGGCGTTGCCCGTCAAGTGGCAACCCGTGCTAACCGTATGCACCGTGGGATTGTAACTACTGACGATGTGTACCAGCACCTTTCTTTGTGGGCGCTTGAACACTGGCACAAGGTGGAACAGTGGACAGCAGAAGAAAGCCTGAAGTTTAAACTGCGTAAGACTTTCTACAACGAAGCGCAAAAGTACATTGCTAAAGAGCGCTCGCATTTGTCACGCTCACCTATGAATGACAGTTTCTACTACACACATGAGGTATTGCATGAACTGTTGCGTGATGTGTGGACTCACGAAGGGTGGACTGATACGCCTGACATGAGCAGTGAATACATTTCACGCAGTTCTAAACCTTCAGAAGGTGGCAATCGTGTGGCGCTACTGTCAGATGTTGCAGCAGGGCTAGAGCGTTTAAACAAGAACGATAGTGACTTACTGCGTATGCGCTATGCCGATGGTGGTATGGAGTTTGGTGCGCTTGCTGAATCATACGGAACCACTGAGGAAGCCATGCGTAAGCGTGTCAAGCGTGCGTTAACCAAGTTGCAAGACAGGTTGGGTGGCGAAGCACCGCAGTGGCGTGGGCGTAGGCGTGTTCGCAGTAATGCAGAAGCAAGAGCAGAGATTAGAAACCAAGAGGAGCAAGAGTGATTTATTTTTGGCATTACTACAACAGATTAAAGTGTTTGTTTGGTGCCCACTTTTGGATTGGCACACTGGCAGGCGATAGCATTGACGACCCAGTTGAGTACTACTGGTGTATGACTTGCAACAAAGAACAGTTGAATGACCCATATAAGAAGGAGCAGGAATGATTATCGGACTGAGTGGATACGCTCGCAGTGGTAAAGATACAGTTGCTGAGTTGCTCGTACTTAACTATGGGTTTAAACGCATGGCATTTGCAGATGGAATCAGACAGGCGTTGCTTGCGTTGAACCCCATTCTTCATGATGGTCACCGTTTAAACGAGATAGTCCAGATGTATGGGTGGGACATAGCCAAGGCTAAAGATGAAGTGCGCCGTTTGCTACAAGTCATGGGCACTGAAGTCGGGCGTAAGTTAATCCATGAAGATGTGTGGGTGTGGCGTTTGTTTAATGAGATTGCAGAAGGGGAACGCATTGTCATTCCTGATGTGCGCTTTCCTAATGAAGCACGCATGATTGAAAGCCAAGGCGGGGAAGTGTGGCGCATCAACAGACATAACCACGCTGCAGTCAATGACCATATCAGTGAACATGCTTTAGATAATCACATGTTTAAACGCGCCATCTACAACGATGGAACTTTAGATGATTTGTCTGATGAGATATTCATGCTTATGCACAATGTGTTTAAACTATGAGTGACGATAATTTCTATGAGCGCTTTCGTTTGTTGCACAATGCAATGATTGAAAAGTTTGTACAGAAGATTGATTACGCAAAGATTACAGAAAAAGATGAATGGTCTAAAGGTTTAAACACTGGTCTTGATTGGGCTATTCGTATTATTACTGGTGATAAATCTGCTTCATAAATAAACAAGCACCGCTTTCGGGACTGGTACCTAGGCGGTGCTTGCTGTTCTAGTCTAACCTATCTTTGGTTATTGCTCAAGGCAGGGTCGGTTAGTCCCCACTTGCGCCGTCTGCGCTCCCTATCACGCATCACTGGTGTCATTCCACCCCATATACCGTAGCGTTCGTGGACTAATCCCCACTCAGCGCAGGCTTCAATGACTGGGCAGCCACCGCATACTCGCTCCCTTATGTAGCGCTCCTCCTCAGGTGTGAACTTATCCGTTAGTGGATAGAAAATTTCGGTCGGTACTCCGAAACATTTGGCACCTTCAAAGTTGCGTGCGTTGTACGACAGCGTGTAATACACACGGTCGTTTAAACGCAGAGCCTTGCGAACTCTATGAAATTTTGGTTGTGTTGGCGTAGCCTGTTGCATTTAAATACTCCATAACTGCGTAGCCTGTTGCATTTAAATACTCCATAACTGAGGCTACCAGTATCTCAACGCGTACTGGTCTAGTGATTACTGGCTCGGTGGGTACCTCTGCGTTGTAGGTCAAGCCACTGAGTATAAGATGCTTGCGCAATCCCTTTGTTAGTTCTTCATATTCGGTCATTAGTACCACCCTCTTGATAGATTTGAGCCAAGTGCCTTACAGATATTTCCTCCGTACTTGCGCTGTATGTATGCAAGTCCTGCCTCAACTTGAATGAACCCATCATCAGTGCGTTTAAACCCTACAAGTTTCCATGTTACTGGCATGAACTGTGCGATTCCATACGCGCCTGACTTACGATTGAGAGAGCGTGGATTCCAGTTACTCTCTCGTGTCCATAATGTGTAGAGGCATGTCCATTGTTCTAGTTTGTCCATTTGTATGAGCATGTCCACTGCATAACGCTGGTATTCGTTCTCATAGAAGGCGACCACTGTGCCTGCCACCTTGCCGTCATTGACCAACGGTGCGATAGGCACATGTGATTTGTCAAAGAACCTGTCGTCTATCGCCACCGATGCAGTGACGATGAGGAAGATGGCGACTAATCGTTTAAACATTATGCTTCCTGTTCCTGTTTGGCACTGATGTTTCGTATCAGTGTGAGTAAGTATTCGGGAAGGTCTGTGTCGTAGCCTTCATCATCAGCCTTGCCTACCGCAACTACATTGCCCACAAGGTGAGGCGTATTGCCGAATAGAAAAGATAATGCGCTCGCCATTGGATTCAGTGGCAATCCAATCAACAACCCATCATCATTTACATATAGGTTGGCTACTTCCATGCCGTTGTAATCGTATAAACGCACGGCATCAATCGTTCCATCAACACCTGTTTGGTAGTCAGGTAATTGTTTAAACAACTTCTCCTCATGCGTTCCATCAGGGCGTATGACTACACCTTTAACTGGTTTTGGTTTACTCATGCTCTCCCTCCATTTCTTCTTCGTCTAGTGATTTCATTAGGTCGTTGATGCTTGGTGCTTTTATGTCGTCATCGCAGATTGCTCCGTGTGGTACGAGCGTGTTTGATATGGTGCCACCGCAGACTCCGCAGGTACTCATTTGTTTACACACTCCACTACTACTTCATCGTAGCCTTTGTCCTTCCATGCTTGGGCAATGTCGTTTGCTTCTGCCTCTGTTAGGTAGTAGTCGTTGACTTCGCCACCACCAGCCCACACTGTGTATTTACTCA